TGAAAAGGTAGTCGCGCGCCCAGCGCGGCTGTACGCCCCGGCTGGCTGCCGCATGACCGCTGGCAAGGTTGCCGAGCAATACGCCAAGGACATCGTGTTGCATGGCGACGACCAGCGCGAAGCGTTCCGCAAGGCGGTCGCAGCATTTGATGAACACCAAATTTTAGAACATGAGCCGCAGGACCGCGATCGCTTTTCGGTGATCCGCGACGGCATCTACGACATTCCCCTCAGTAAGGAAGAGAAAGAAGCAGGCGCGGTGCAGATCAGCGGCACCGTCCTAGAGCTGACGTGCCAGCACACGGCTGAAGGGCTGGCAGAGGCCACCCGCGGTGCCAACCAGGTAGAGGACGGGCGGTGGGTGTCTGTCCACCTTGAAGATGTTGAACTGGATTTCATTGGCGAGATTGATGTCGAGGCGCAGGGCGTGGTCGAGATTAAGACGAAGTGGCCGACGCTGTCGGAGCGCACGAAGCGCGGGTGGTCAATCAATTCACTGCCGGCACGGCCTGACCCCAACCACGTCGGGCAGGTCGCGCTGTACTGGAAGTGGCTGCGTCAGGCCAGCGACAACGTGCCGGTAAGGATCGTTTACGCAAATTGTAAGGGCTTCCGCGTTTTTGACAGCCGCGACTGCGACGAGCTGTCCGACGCAAACTTGAATCAGGCGCTGGAGCGGATGCGGACAGTTGCTCGCACCCGCGAGGCACTGATGAAAGCAGCCGGGTCGATCGAAGAGCTGTTCGCTCTCGTTGCCCCGGATTTTTCACACTTCATGTGGAAGGACGTGCCGCCGGCATACCGCCAGGCAGCAGAAGAGAAATGGAGAAGCAAATGACATTTACACGCGATGAAATGAACGCGGTCGTGCGCTGGCTGGAAGACCGCCGGACGTGGCTCCAGGGCGAGCGACTTGTCATTGAGTGCGGCGACGACTTCGCCCACAGCAACGGCAAGTGGCCGCGGGTTCAGGAGCTGCAGCGCGAAGAGTTTGCACTGACGGCAAGCCTGCAGACGGCGAAGGAACAACTGGGGCAGGCCGATGCCTAGCGCCGGCGAGTGGGCGTGCGGCGTTTTGTTTGCGGTGTTCATCTACGGCCTTCTGCTGGTGACGCCATGAACTACCCCGCACAGCCCGGTGCGCGCGATCGCGAGACGAGCATCGCAGCGGCGGAAGCAATCGCCAGCAAGGCGCCGACGCTACGCGCCGCAACGCTGGCAGCGTTCCGACATTCAGATGGCCTGACAGCCGACGAGGCAGCCGACGTGCTAGGCGCATCGATCCTGTCGATACGTCCCCGCGTCACTGAGCTGGCTCGGATGGGCGAGCTGGAAGACAGCGGCGAACGCCGCGCAAACCACAGCGGCAAAGCCGCAATCGTATGGAGAAAACGATGGAAGACAGATCTTTTCAATTAAACGACCAGGTGGTTGTCGAAGATGAGCGCGGCCAGATTGGCAGCGGCGTCATCATCGGGCGCACTTTTGCAGACCCGATGCGCTACGACGTGCTGATTAAGCAAACCGTATATGCATCAATGCCGCACGGAACACTGCGTCATGTCCAGTAACCTGCAGGCGGACCTCGTCGCAGCATTAGCGGCGATCAGGAACCCGGCGCTGGATGGCAAGGCGAACTATGGAAAGTACGCCACGTTGCCAGCGTGCCTGGAAGCAGCCCGGCAGACACTGAGCCAGCACAATCTGTCGGTGATGCAGATGACCCACACCGATCCCGATCGGCTGGTTACGCGGATCATCCACACGTCGGGCGAGTTCGTAGAGGACGGCGGCGTGCCGCTGCTTTGCGAGAACAAGGCGAACCCCCAGAAGATGGGATCGGCAATCACTTACGCACGTCGCTACGGCTTGTGCGCCATGCTCGGCATCGTGGGCGAGGAAGACGACGACGGACAGCGTGCCACGCCGGCACAAGAGCTGCCACCGGCCGCTCGTCCCAAGCCTGCACCCCCAAAGGTAGACCCGCCCAAGGTCGTCGCTGACGACATACCCATGTCGCCGGAAGACGAGCGCAACGACTGGCAGTCGTGGGTTGATGAGCAGATTGCCGGGTTTGAAAAGCACCGCACGATGGCGGAACACCGCCGCTGGTCAAGCACGGTGAAGGATTACCGCGCGCAGTGCCAAGCAGAGAACAAGGCCGAGCATGACCGTTTGCTGGCTGGATACATGAAACGCAAAAACCAACTCGAAAACAGGAGCTAGAAATGCCGCACGATTATCAGAAGATTAAGAAGTTTAACCTGTTTAAAGAAGCCAAGGAGCCGGGCAGCAAACGGCCTGACTTTGGCAACAGCAAGGTGATCCTAGAGGTTGCCCTGGAGCCGGGCAGATACAGCTTCTCAGGCTGGCAATATGAGGACACTGGCAACATCTCGGTAGAGATACAGCGCGTTGTCGAAATTGATGGAGCGCCAGGCGGGGGCGGGTTCGATGACTGATCTGCCGCTTTTGATCGACAGCCGCAGCGCCTGCGAAATGCTTTTTGGCAGCGGCGATCGTAAAAACCTTTATCGGCTCTACGCCATGATCGACCGCGAAGAAATCACGGCCAAGAAGTTTGGCGACCGCTGGTTCATCCCGCGCGCTGAGATGGAGAAGTTCATCGATGCCGACGCCAGATGAAATGCTAAAAGCCGCGGCGGACACTGTGCGTGCCAGGGGTGGGACGCATGGGGACTGGCGCGACAACATGGAGAACACCGCCGAGCTGTGGTCGGCCTATCTCAAGCAGCCGATCGCAGCCGAGCAGGTTGCCGTGATGATGGTGCTGGTCAAGGTCAGTCGCATGACCTGCGGCGCGTTAAACCTGGACGACTACGACGACCTGCTGGGCTACGGCGCATTGGCAGCGGCGCTGGTGTATGGCGAAGAAGACGCCGAAGGATAAGCCGCAAGTCCCACGCGATCCCTGCGAGCATTGCGGCAAGCCGGTCGGGTTGTACGACTGGACAGTGAACGGCAACGGCGCGCTATTGCATTACCCCGAATGCTTTACGGCCGTATGGAAGGGGGCGGAAACGCCCCCTTCTTTGCGTCCCAGTGACGGGACGCAACAGCGTCCCGCTGGTGGGACACACCGATAAAACATCGATTAAATCGGTCATGGACACCGGGCTGTTGCGTCAAAGGCCCACTGCGCGTTCGACAGCGCCACCGATCTGGCGGTTTTTCTCGGCGTTCAATATCCAATGGACGTAATAGCCAAAGGTTGTCTTGATTGAGGCATGGCCCATCAGGCGCGCGATCTCCGCCCAGCCGTCTTCGATCGCTTTACCGGGCTGCTGCTCTTCAACCAGAATCGACGCATAAACGTGACGCAGATCATGCCATCTGATGTGTGGGCATTCCTCGATAACGCGCTTGCCGCAATCAACCAGCACGCGGTTGCGCCAGTTATCGCTCGACACTTGCACATTGCCGGTACGGGTGATGAAGACATAGTCGTCGTCACCGCTCCTGGGAGAGCGTGCCTTCCACTCGCGCAGTGCCTGCAGCATGGTGGGGCCGATCGGTATTACGCGACGGCGTGCATCTGCTTTGCCGTAGCCGAACCCCACGCGGCCTTTGCCCACCACCCGGTTGGCGCCGTAAATCTTTACCTCGGCCTCGTCGAAATTGATGTACTTCCATTTCAGCGCGGAGTGTTCGCCAAACGAAACTCCCGTGGTCGTGGCAAACGCCAACGCCAAACCATCGCACCATGCCGGCAACAGCACCTTGTCATTGTTGTCGAGAGTCGGCTGGTCGTAGGCCATAGCGTTGCTGACCAGCTCGGCAATCACCGACAGGTCAAGGCGTTCAATACCGTCGTCGTCTGCTTCAACTTCTGCGACGGTCACGTTGTGCTTATTGTTTTCGTGGCGAAATTCGCGCGCCGGGTTTTCGCCCTTCGGCCAGTGCGCCCATCCGAGCTGGCGCGCATAGTCCAAAGCAATCTTCAGAGCGCGCAGATATTCCTTCTGCGTTTTATAGCCCTGCGTCATTTGACCGACCAGCTCTTCTATGTCTGCGACGGTCACGTCAACACACTTTAGCTCGCCGAACCTGACATCGCCGCGGACAATCTGCTGGGCAAACGCCTTAACCTGCGCCACCTGCCCGGTGCCGTGCTTGTATACGATGTTGCCGCCGGCGATACGCTTGTTAATGCGCGTCTCGAACTCCTCGGCTAGTGCGTCGATCGTGCCGGCAACGGACACGGTAACCGCACCGCCGTTCCGCTGTGCCTGGTTGATCTTCTCAGCGTAGGCATCGGCCGCTGTTTTATTCGACCCGAATGCGCGCTGCTCGCCCTTGTCTCCAGCAGCCTTCTTAATCGTCGTTGGGCGGGTGTCCACTACCCACTGGCGCTTGCCATGATGCTTTCTATATTTTGGTGTAACCTGCATTGGTCTCTCCTGTTATGTATATACCGTTTCCAGCACCTATATAATAACTGGGAGTAATCATTACAAGCACAAAAACCTGACGGTCATGCAACGCGTTGCAAATCCAATGCAACGGATATGCAACACACGACAAAAGCCGCCCCAGACCGGGACGGCTAATGTATTGATTTAATTGTGTGATTTTGGTTGCGGGGGCAGGATTTGAACCTGCGACCTTCAGGTTATGAGCCTGTTGCGGCGGTGATTGCCCGTAATCTTTTATGTCGATACAGTCGCTCAAAGCCGCAGATTTCCTCATCAGTCGCTACATTTGGTGCCGATCGGTACAGTAGCATAATGGCCCGTTGAGCGGAACTGCGTGCAACCGGAAACCTGACGGTCATGCAACATTCTGCCGCTTCCACGTCAGGAACTCGGCGGCTTCTTTCAGATCGCCGAACGGCTTGACCCGGCAGTTGGGCGCCGCAGTCGGATCGATCACGAACATGATTGAGCTGCCGTAGTTTTCTTCTGTAAACCCGTGCCGATGCCCGAACTCGTCGTGCCATTTGTACCCACGGCACCGAGCGAAGTTGATGACTCGGCCGCTTGCGTCCTCCTCCTGGGACAATGCCCAAGTGTGGTGATGCCCGGCGACGAAAATGTCCGCGTCTTCGCCCCACAGCGACGCACGCTTCTGGCCGTGCAGCGGATTATAGACGGAGGTGCCTTTGTGGTTGTGGGAGGCGTCTACCCGGACGGTCGCTGACGGGAACACCAGCTTGAACTGTGCAGCCCAGTCGAGCATCGGAACCTGGCGGACGTTGATCGCTTTCAGATACGTCGAGAACTCGCTGTGCATGGTGTCGTGATTGCCGTGCAGCCAGACCAGCCAGGGAATCTCGGCTTCCTTAAGAAACCATCGCGCCAGCTTACGCTCGGTCGAGCGGCTGATGTCCTCTTCCGCATAGAGCTGTATCAGGCGACCGCCCCAGTTGTTGGTGGTGTCCCCGATGTTGACGCAGCCGATGCCTGGCGTCTTCGACATGATCTCCACGTCGCGCCGCAGCAACGGAATGTTGCAATGGGTGCCGAGATGCGGGTCGCCCACCACCACCAGACCGAACGGATCGTCCGACTTGATCTTGATGTCGAACCACTTTTTTGCTTGCTGATGCTCCTGCTTCTTTTCCCACCGCTTGGACAGGTGATCGAGTATCTCGTCAGGCGATATGTCCTCGTCGGGAAATTCCGGCAGCGTGACATCGTCGTCGTCTTCGTTTTTCTCAGCCTCACCAAACCGCGTAGTGGCGGCACGCACGCGGCCCTCAAATGTGGAGCGGTTCATCCCAAGCGCCTTGGCGGCAGGACTGATGCCTCCGTACCGTTCAGCCGCAGCGAGAGCGTCGAGACACTGCTTGTCGGTCAGCGGTTTACCGGCCATCAGCCGCGCATCTGATCAGCTAGACGGTTCGCGCGCTCCGGCACCTGTGTAGCGAAGCGACTGTCAAGCAGCTCGTCTGCTGCTGTTTCATAATCAGGCGGCTGTTGTGACAGAGCTGCCAGCATTAGCTTGAACTGCGACAACCTCGGCGCGCCAAGCTGAAAACAGAGCTGCACCACGACCGACTGCCGGCCTGGGTCGAGGTCGTCGAACCACGCCCACCGTTTGCACTCTGCGATCGTGCGCTCGATATCATTGCGTAGAAGGTAGTCAGCTTCGTCTTCTGAGATCCCGATGCCACCGTCTGCGTCAATGTTGCGACCGTAGCCGACAGTGTGAGCGCCTGCAGTGCAGGTGTAACAAAACGCCCGATAACCCTCCTCGCGTTTGAGGGACTCAGCGATTTCGTGAACTGGGTACATTCGCATCTGGTTTCCGTAAGTTGTTACCGACTTTTCTTCATGTTCTCGCGCGCAACGCCCTTCCACTTTTCAGCAGATCGCATACCGCCAAGCCCAAGCAGCGCCATGATCAAGCCGGTCAGCTCCTCTGTTTGCAGCGACGGCAGCGTCACAAGCGGATACCAAAGCACGATGGCCCAGCTTGCAATCGGGGCGAGGATGTACTGCCAGGCAAGAGCAAACGCGCAAATCCACATGATGCTTGGCCTAGCCCCTGACACAAATACAGAGGGATGCTTTGCCTGCTCGATGTTTGCCTGCGCCTGTGCCAAATCGAGACTTATCATCTGGCTTTTTAGCTCGGCGTTAAGTTTTGTTTTGAGGTCTTTGTCTTCGACAAATTTATCCAACACCTTGCCAGCAACGCCGACAACGCTGTCTACCAATCCAATCATTTATGCTCACCGTTGTGCATTTTCTTGAGTACCTCCAGATCGCGCGTAACGGTGTGCAGCTCTGCCCGGATTGTCGCGACCTCACGCGCTCTCGCTTCACGCTCTTTCGGCGCAAGCATCGAACTCATCACGTCGAGCTTTTGTTCGTGTGTTTGGATGCTGACTTCCTGATGATCCGTCTCGCGGTCAAGCTGGCGCAGCCGCGTTTCAACATCTGCTAGTTGATCAATCACCGCCTGCAGTTTTGTTTTGACAATACTGAGGCTCGCACCGACCGACACAGCCATGCCCAAAACCGTCACCAGCTCGCGGACCCCTAGCTCCATTAGAGATAATTTCTGATTACCGTCGCCAGCACCCCGGCAATGACCGTGCCGATGACCAGCCAGGCGAGCTTCTCCCAACGCGCTGAATGCGCGCGCACGCTGTCATGCAACTGCTTCAGCTCAAGATGTGCCTCTGCCCAACGCAGGCCGCACTCTTTTTCGTGCCTGGCAATTTCTTGCAACGCCTCATTTGCAATCATCGTGGGTGTTTTACGCGCAGGGGGCTTCGACATTTTTTAAGATATCTCCGAGCAAAGCAGGGCCGGTGCAAACCACTCCGCTGGGTTGTTCAACAAGGATGGTCATGGTTGTTTGGCTTGCGTATATGTGCGCGAGCGCGCCAATTTTCATAACGACAGTAAAGCGCAGGCGTTCTCCGTATTTTTCGACCTGTTGCTTTGCGCTTGCAATATCTGGAAAACAATATTGCGGCAGTTGAGCAGCCACACTGCGCGTAAAAATTGCTGCTAAAAAAACGGCAATAAGCAACGTAAAGCATGGTCGCTGCATCACTCTAATATAGTCCAGTTATACATAATTTTCTCCTCAACTTGTCGGAGTTGTCGATGATTGAGTTGCATTGGAGTTGGAGAAATCATTCCCGTTTCCGCTTTCATCGTCTCCAAGATCAGAACTGTCGCGACCGTCGATGAAGTAGCCTTCGGACCCATAGGAACCATCGTATGCAATGGGCCGGTAAACACCGCCGACAGTTTCTGCGAAAGACGCCGGCCCGAGTGCCGAGCCGTCAACAAAATGTATTTCTGCAATCAGAGCCGAAATATAACCATTGCTCGAATAAGCACCCCTTCCAATGTTGTGGGGAATCGCAGAGTTGATAGGTAAATCATTGTTTTGGCTCGGGTAAATTTCAGTTCCAAAAGACGTGATTTGTGATCCGTTGGCGTAAAGTTTGATGCGATTTCCCGCAGTTTCTTGCGTCGTATCGTAGGCCAACAAAAAATGTGTCCAGTCGGAAGTAGATGCAAAACTCTGCGTTGTAATTAGATTGCTTTGAGTGCTGCCCTCATAATCAGAAATTCTTAAGGTGTTGTCTGACTGACCAAACTGCATCACGAAATCGTTGCTTCCACCGTCGCCCGCCGACAAAATAATTTGGGGAACACTTCCATTGAACAGTTCAGATCGTTGGACCCAGCAACTGAAAGTCCAGGTTTTGCGATTAGAGGCGGAAGGCGTTCTCGCTAAGAAAGCAGAATTATCGTCCACAAAACTTAAAGATTGACTTATCTCGTAAAGGGGCGCGGCAGAAAAATGCGCAACGGGAAAAGTAAACATTCTGTGCCTCTAGCTAAAGTTCAGTTGCGCCACGCCGAACATTGACGAGCCGTCGCTGACAAACGTCAGAATGTCGACCGCGTTGGCACCAGTGCTAAGTGTCGGCTCCGTGCCGCCGGGAAACTTGTAACTGCTTGCGCTGGTGTTCAGCGTGCGTGAGCCGGTTCCGTCTTGTTTCACGATCAAAATATAGGTTGCGCCAGCGACTTGGTTAGACGGCGCATCCAGGGTGCGATTGCCTGCCAGCGTGACGGTTGCGACCTGATTTTGCGACAGATCCCAACTGATGTTTGCGCCATCCGACAGCGTGGTCATGTCGAAGTTCTGCGTCTTGGTGTACTCACGCGCCGTGGCGGTCAGTACGTCACTGCCGAACAACTCAGTCGTCGTAATCTTTTTGTGTGTCGTGGCGCTGGCGTCGTAAATTGCAAATTCGTCCGCAGCGACCGGGCTGGCGCTTAGACCAGACTGCCCGTTGATGCTGACAGTAATTGTCCCGGTGGACGTGATAGC